CGCTCATAGGCAGACTGAGCCGTAGCGGCGACAACAACCGATACCCGTTGGGCAAGCTCAATGTTTGCGCCGGAGAGCGCGTTGACCAGCGGCGCTAGATCAATTGAAAGATTGAAGTTCATGGGGCAAGTGTGGCGTCACGAAGTCGTGACCCGATATTTGTCGCATGGCTATCAAAATGATTCAGGCGCTGCATGTCGGGAACGCACTCCGGGTTCTGCTATCCCCGTCAGCCGGGGCGGTTAAATGGCGGCTGTTGCGGAAAAAGACGAACGGCTTTACCGGCCCAGACGACGCGAGCGCCAATGTTATCCATGAAGGCACCGACCGCACAATCCTTGACGATAGCTTTCTGACCAATGGCGTTACCTACTATTACGCCCTGTTTTCCTACAACGGGACAGATTGGTCCTCTGACGGAATAAGTTCCGCTTCCCCGCAAGCCATCTTTGAAGACCTGGGCGCTGACGTACTGGACATTGTCCGGAACCGGCTTGATGAAGGTCTGCAAAGTCTGGTGAAGCGGAACCTTCTTCACCATGGCAAGCAGAAGATCCAGGTGCTAACTGCGCCACCTCTTTACGAAGACACGATTTGGCCAGTCGTTACCGTGCATTGCCAGGGCGACGCTTCCGGAGACCGGGGAATCGGTGAATTCGGTGGTCGCGATGTGTTTGACGCAGATTCATGGTCGTGGAGCTCTGCCGAGGGATGGCTATCGCGCTGGCAGCTTGTCATCGTCAGCTGGTGTCTCAACCCTGATCAAAGAATGATCCTGCGCCGCGCCATAAAGACAGTGCTGATCGGAAATCTTCCGGTGTTTGACTCCTATGGCATGACCCAGATTGACGTAAGCCAGGCCGACACAGAAGACCTACAGAGCTACAGCGCGCCGGTCTATCAAACCATCACCAATTTCACATGCGAAGCGCCAAGCATCGTCAAGGGCGTTGATCCGGCGATCAGGACGGTTATCAGCACGCTGGTTCAGTCGTGACGCCAGCATGGGTCACTGAACTTGTTTATTCCTTTTAATGCGCAAGGAGCCAAGCATGGCAAAAACCGATACTCAAGAAACCACGGCCAACGAAACCGCTATGCAGGTTCCGGCCGTTGAAACCGTGGCCGAGCAGGCCGAATTCCCGCTGACGCTTGAAGAATTCTGCATCCGACTCTCCGTCAACGATAGCCGCGTCGAACTGATCGGCGGCTTTGAGCGACAAGAACGTTTGGCTGGTCGCGTGAAGGACGTTGAGTCCAATTTCGCTGGCCGTTTCCAAGCCTTTACTAACCAGCCTGCGTAATAGGAGGTCACTATGGGTGTCTTTTTTAACGGGCGTCTCTGGATCAGCCCTGCAACTATGTCGGTGGTCGATGACTCGGCCATGTATAACAAAAACCTGTCGGTCGGCAACGTCCAGGCAGTCATTGGCCGCTCGGTAGGCGGCAAGCCAAAAACGGCGCTGCGATTCGGCTCTGCTGCTGAGGCACGCGCTGTCCTGAAAGACGGTGATCTGCTGCGCGCCATCGAGAAAGCGTTTGATCCATCAGCGCAGACCTACGGCCCATCGTTGGTCATTGGTATGCGCGTCAACCCAGCAACCCAATCATCGCTTGACCTCAAAGATGCCGCAGCGAGTGCTGTGATCAATCTATCAAGCACGGATTACGGCCTGTATACGGCGCAAATCAAAGTCAAGATTGAAGCCGCTTCGACCAAGGGTAAAAAGCTAACCACCCAGTTTGGGAACGAGTATTACAGCCTTGACAACGTCTACCGTGACGCTTTCTCGGTTGTGTATGAAGGCGCCCAAGCTACTGCCGTCATGTCGATCACTAATAGCCAGCTGACGCTTGAGGCACCGGCCGGGACTTCGGTTGCAACTATCGCACTGTCGGCTTATGCCACGGTTCAGTCGCTGGTTGATCGCATCAACTCCGTTTCTGGTTTTGCCGCAGCCGTACTTGACGGCAACAACGAAAAGGCCACGTTGAATGCGCTGGACACGGTTACCGGCCAGAGCGTCAAGACGACCGCCTACACCGCAACAGCGAACCTTCAGGCCATCGTTGACTGGTTCAACGGGCTTGGCGAAGGCTTTGTTACGGCATCCCGCGTGGCAAATGCCGGAACCGTACCGGCAAACATCGCCTTCACCTATTTGGCTGGCGGTGCAGACGGCAACGTGACCAATGCTGATTGGAGCGATTGCTACACGGCGCTGCAAGGCGAGGATGTCCAGTGGGCGACGCCAGTTAGCCCACTGCCTGCCATCCACGCCATGAACGACTCGCACGTCGCCTTCATGTCGAACGTTGCACGAATGGAGCGTCGCGGCATTGTTGGCGGCGCATCTGGCGCAACAGACGATGACGCCATTGCCGCAGCTAAGGCTCTGAACAGCGACCGCACTTCCTATGTTCACCTGGGCTTCTACGACTACGACAGCAATGGCAAGCTGGTTTTGTTTGAGCCGACCATCCTTGCCGCACTACTGGCCGGCATGTTCTCGGGCGTCAATCCGGGCACGGCACTGACCAACAAGACCATTAAGGTGCGCGGCCTGGAGCGCAAGCTTCGCAACCCGACGGACACTGATCGTCTCATTAAGGGTGGCGTGCTCTGCGTCGAAGATACACCGCGCGGCTACAAGGTTGTCAAGTCAATCAGCACCTGGCTCGTAAACGACAACTATAACCGCGTCGAAGTATCGACCGGCGTGGCCTGTGACTTTGTCTCGCGCAATGTCCGTAACGCGCTTGATGATCTGCGCGGTTCAAAAGGTAGCCCGGTTCTCCTCGGCCAAGCGATTGAGCGCACGGAATCGACTCTGCGTGAACTTGCACGTCCTGAGCCGATGGGCCCTGCCGTCATCGTTGGCGATGCCGAAAACCCACCGTATAAGAACATCACCGCCAGCATCGAAGGTGACGTTATGCGTGTTGAGTTTGAATGTTCGCCAGTGATTCCTTGCAACTATATCCCCGTGGTTATCCACGCTGTTCCGTACAGCGGTTCGGCATCGGCTTAATCGCCGTGGTAACGCAAAGACGCCCGGTCACAAGCCGGGCGTTTTTGTTTGGTCGTGACGAAAAAATAAGGGTCATCGATCACCAAAACCCATGAGGTTAGATATGGCACAACAAAATCTGAAAACCAAGTCTGGCAACCGCTTCGTGGTCCAGTTTGACGGCAAATCGATTGGCCTGTGCCAGTCGGTTGATCTGCGCGATGACTACGCGCCAGAACCGGCATCCGGCATCGGCGACATTCACGTCAAAGAGTACGTTCCGACAATTGCGCGACACACCATCAACGTCGAGGAAATGGTGCTTAATTCGGGATCGCTGCGCGAACTGGGCATCACCATCGAAAACGGTGACGGCGCACTGAATGGCCTTGTTTTCGACATTATCGTCATGTCGAAGGACGATGGCAGTGTTATGCGCAAATACGTTGGCTGTTCATATGCCAGCGGCAATGTTCAGGTTCGCAAGCACGCCATTGTCGTGTCGAGCGCTATGTTCAATGCGCTTGATGTGACCGGTACTGGCGCTTAATCATGAATCTGGTCGTTGAGCGCACCAATATCGGCTCTTTTGACGAGGGGTTGGGTTGGTGTCTCAACGGCACGCTGTACGTTGACATGGTGCGGTTTTGCATGACCGGCGAGCCGTGTGACAGCGATGGCAGCGGCGTTTTGCCAGAGGGCAGCTACCCGGTGGTGCTGTCTTATTCGCATGACGATGAAAAGGTCTCGCCCGAGGTTGTCACGGACAAGGGAAACAGCAGCTGCAGGATTCTCGGGCGCATTAACGGCGGCATCGGATCAATCGGCGTTGGCAGATCAAAAGACCTGTCGGCGTTAATCCCATGTGAAGACACCGTTAACAGGATCGTTGGGATCATGCAGCGAGCCGAGGATGTTGGCGAAGCGGTTTATGTCGAATTCAGAAACAAGTAACAAAATCGAATAGACAGGCAGAAGTTATGGGCGAAACAAGCAAATCAGACGACATCGATACGCGCGCGCAACTGGCTAGGCTGGAAATCAAGATTTCAACTTTGATTGACCAGGTGGCCGAAATCAAGACCAACGTAACCCAGATTGCCAAGCTTGACAAGACGATTGCCGAGGTCGTTGTCCACAACAGTCACGCCAGGGAGAACATTGACTCTCTTTGGAAGCAGATTGAAGAAACAAAGTCCCGCGTCGAGCACGCCAACAACCGTATCACGGGCGTTGAAACCGATACCAACGAAAACATCAACAAGGCAAAAGGGGCGGGCTGGGCATTTGGCACCATGTTTGGCGTCGTTCAGGTTCTTGTTGTTGGCGCCATGGCTTGGGTATTCACAAATACCCAAGAAAGCATCGTAGCCAACCGCGTCCAGAATGAGCAAATCCAGCGTCTGGACATTGCGGTTAAAGAGCTAGTGATTCGGGGCTCCAAGTGAAACTCTACGATAACTGGAAAGAGATTGCGCGCCGTTCTTGGAGCCTGCGCTTCATCTTGCTTGCCGGACTGCTGTCAGGTGCAGAAATTGCGTTACCGCTGATTGGTGACCAATTCCAGCCCGGCGTATTTGCGGCGCTGTCATTTGCGTTTACTGCCGCCGCATTTGTGGCGCGGCTAGTGGCGCAGAAAGGAATCTGAAATGGCTATTGAACGGCGTCATGTCGCTGCGATTACGGTCTCGGCTGCGTTATTTGTGAGTCTTCTTGCCTCAGAAGGCTATACGGATAAGGCGGTTATCCCGGTACAGGGTGATCGACCGACCAATGGCTTTGGCTCAACGTTCAACGCGGATGGTACGCCGATCAAGATGGGCGACCGCACTACGCCCGTGGCTGCCGCTCAGCGTAGCCTAGCGCATATCCAGAAGGATGAAACTGGCATCAAGCAGTGTGTCACGGCGCCGCTGACGCAAAACGAGTATGACTTGATGATGGATTTTTCGTACCAGTATGGCGTGCGCCGATTATGCGAATCATCGATTGTTCGTCTGGCCAACGCAGGTGACTACGCTGGTTCATGCCGGGGGTATCTTCAATACAAGAAGGTCGCCGGTTTCGATTGCAGCACCCCTGGCAATACCCGCTGCCCAGGCGTCTGGAAACGCTCTGTTGGGCGCTACCAGAAATGCATGGAGGATCAATGATGCCAACCCTTAATCCGTGGCTTATTCTCGGCATCGTTGCCACCGTCATCGGAGCGTACTTTACCGGGGGCTTTGTAGAAAGTGGTCGCTGCGATACCCGATGGGAAGCAAAGACCAATAAAGACAAAAAAGACGCTGTTGAATTAGCGCTCACTACCGAGCGTGCTAACCAGGAGAAGATAAATGCTGCCATACGCCAACAAGCTGCTGATCAAGCGGCTATCAATGCTCGTCTGCGTGCTGATCTTGCCAGCTTGCGAAACCGTCCCGAGCGCGCCTCCGGAGCGACTGCAGTATCCAGACCTACCTGCACGGGTGCCACTGGGTCCCAGCTTTCAAGACAGGATGCAGAGTTTCTTGTCTGGGAATCTGCCCGAGCAGACGAAATAAGGGCTGGGCTAACAGCTTGTTACGCCGCGATCGATCTGCTTAAACCGCAACCTAACCAATAGAGGGAATTATGCGTCAGCCGTCAACAAATGACTTCAACATACCGCTGCCGGAAGTCGGTGATTTTGTCTTTGCGCGCCGCACGATGGGCGACATGATCAATATCCGAATTGAGTACGTAAAGCTTGTCGGGCCCTATGGCGACACCGACTCCGAGCTTGTTTATTTCGGTGGCTTTGTTGCGGCTTACAAGATTCTCATGGTTAGCTGCCCCGCTGGTTGGGAAGATATTTCCGCCATGGATCTGAATAAAGTTGGCGTATTCGAGAAGATCATGGAATTGGCACGTCTGCTTCGTGAAAAGGAGTCCTCTTTTCGCGGCGCAGCGCAAAGCTGACGCAAGACGAGATGGGCGTGACCAGGCAACGACATATGCCTTCTGGTTTCGCAGGAAATATGGACTAACGCCGAACGACCCGTTGTTTTTAGGGTTGACGCCGCAGGAGATTGAGGCCGAATACTGGGCCCACCACTTCTTCGAGAACCCGGCGACCGAGAGTGACGAGGATTCGGACTTTGATACCGAGGCGCTCGTTGCTGCCATGGAACGTGACGACTGGGAGACGGTAATCGATGAGTAATGAACTAGGCATCAACATCAAGGCCAACGTCGATTTAGGCGACATTAACCAACAGCTGGAGAGCACCGCCCAGAAGTTCAGCCAAATGACCGGCAGCATCGGACAGGGCGGGCAGCTCAAAATCGACACCGGGAAATTTGTCGAGCAAATGAATTCGTGCAACTCCGCCATGGAGGCGCTGCACAAGAAAATTGCCGAACAAAAGAAGCTGGGAATCGATACCAGCGATGCCGAGACAAAGCTCAAGGCCTTTACCCAGATCCAGTCGGATGCGTCTAAAGTGCTGTTTGGGCAGGGTGCTACTGGCTCTGGCGGCGGCAAGACCCCGGGGGAGGCGGCGCAACAGCGTCTGCGCGATGAAATCGAGAAGACGCGACAGGCGTTCAAGCGCTACTACCGTGAAATCTCTGAGTCAGAAGCGGATGCCCTAAACCGCGCCACCAAGAACCTAAAGTCTGGACAGAGCCCGCTCGCTGCTTTTGTATCATCTGCCAGCTTTGCCGATCTGCTCAATAACGACACGGGCGGTGTCGCAGATATTCAAGGCCGACGCCGAGCAATAGACCGGATCATGCAAAACGCCGGTGTTACGTTAGCCGGGCAAAGCGGCGGATCGGGCGGCGTGGCTATGTCATCGCGAGCAGCAAGCTTTGCTGGGATGATGGGTGGCATGGCCGGATCAATGGCCATGGGGAGCGGTGACGGCGGCGTTGCCTCAACCGCCGGCGGATTGATGGGCACAGGGATTGGCGCGCTTATAGGTGGCCCGGTTGGCGCTATTGCGGGCGCGTTCTTATCTCCGTTGTTGGGCGGTATCGGGAAATCGATTGATTCTGGTGTCAAAGACGCCCAGGACGAGGCAATCGGCGTCTCTGATCTACGAGCAGGCCTTGGTGGGCTCACCAACGACTTTGCCAGCCTTTCGGCGATGGTTAAGAGCGCTGGCCAAGGTCTCGGCGTGGTCTCGACAGAAACCGTCGAATTGGCTAAGAAATTTGCCAAGGCCTCCGGCATGGGGCCGGACCAGGCGAATGAGCTTGGCGAGGAATTGCGCAACGCCATTGGCATGGCGCGGGCGTTTGGCACGAACACGTCCGGCATGGCGTCATTCTTTGCCCAGATGCGCACAAGCGGTGTGTCTCGAACGTCGGACGATAACCGGCAGCTTGGCGCCATCATCTCGGAAAGCATTGTTCGCGGCGGCAATATGGCCAGAGCAGATGAGGTGTTGCAGGCCATTGGCGCATTTTCGTCGTCAATGGCGCGCCAGACGCTGACTGCGCCGAACGCCGAAGGCTTTGCCAGTGTTCTGGCAGCACTGACGCAGGGCAAGGGTCCGGGACTTGATGTGCAGGGGGCTGCAAGCCTGCTCAATCAGATGGATGCTGGCTACAAAGGCAACAACTCCGAAGCCGCGCAGAACTTTAAGCTCGGCATCTACCAGAATTCCTTTGGCCGCAACTTCTCGGCACTGGATGTTGATCTGGTGAACCAGCAAGGCGTGTTTGGTACCGCTAAAACTGGTCTCAAGCAGGCGCGCGATTTTGCGGCGCGGATGGGTGACACCGCAGCCTCAGAGCGCCTGGATCGCATCATGGCCAGCCCGAACGCCGACACCATGAACGGCATCTTGGCTCTGCAGGAACTGAAACGACGCACCGGCAATGATTCGACCATGTACCGCAAGTCAGGCGTGGGGCTATTTGGGGGCAACGAGGCCATGTTTATGGCCTTCGACCAGGCCATGAATGACCCAATCAAGCTTGGGCAGCTCAAAGCTATCGGTAACATGCCGGCGCGCAACCAGTCGCTAGCGGCGCAAATCATGTTCGAGCAGGACCCGACCAAGCTCAAAGGGTTTGCCTCGGACTTGATCCAAGGCAAAGACCTCAAAGGCAAGCTGGCGGCATCGGACGTATCAACATTGGAAAGCCAAGTGGCAAGCGGCGACACAGAAGGCTTGCGCAAATCCCTGCTGACGATTGCCAAAAATGCATCCATGACCGACAGCGGCAATGACATTCGCGACAAAATCGCTGATGTGAAGCAGGCGGTCATTGACCTATCGTCTAAGCTTCTGCCCGCCGTTGACGGCGTGCGTGATGCCGTACTTTTTGCCGCCGGTAAGGATTTTGCAAGCTTCGACAGAGCGCGAGAAAAACAAGCGCTCGCCCCGTACCAGGCAAAGATGGATGCCGCACTTAAGGCTGTAAATGATGCCGAGGCACCGGGCGGCGGTGACTTTGCCAATGATGCCGATCGGAAGAATTACCAAAACAAACTGGCAGTCTACAACAAGGCGCGAGACGAATATCTGCTTGCTCAGGCCAACTACCGCGACCGCAACTCACCGATGACCGGCGGCGAAAAAGGCCAGCTGCCTGCTTATATTGGCAACGGTCCGGCAGATTTCCCGACTTCTGGCGCTAAAGCACGGAAAGCTCGCCCGGGGATGAAGCTAACGCCCGAAGAACTGGCGTATCTGTCGGACACGGATAAGATGCTTGGCGCACAAGACGGGACGTCTGCAGCGCAAATTCAGTACGAGAGCGGGAATGACCCAGAAGCCGTATCGAAGCGCGGCGCATGGGGGCTCGGACAGATCATGCCTAAAGAGCGCGCCGAGATGGAACGACGCATGGGGCGCCGCATCGTTACGCGCATGGACCAGCTGGAAGCGCATCGTCTCATGATGCAGGAGAATTTGCGAGAATTTGGCAACCTGAATGATGCCCAGCGCGCTTATAACGGTGGCTGGGTGAAAAGCCGGTGGCGAAATGATGAAACATCTGGCTACGTTTCTGGCATTGATGCAACCCGTGCAGAAATGCAGCGAACTGGCGCGACGCCAGATGCAGGTATCGGCTATTCGGCATTTGGTGGTTTTGGAAAAGACGATCAGATCCCAAAAGACGCATCCAGGTCGGGCAATGGCAACAATCGCTTTGCCTTTGAGCCGCTTTCAATCAGCTTGACTGGCAACTTCTCATCGGCCGGCATGACGCCGATCCAGATTGCGCAGACCCACGTCAGCAAGCCAGTGCCATCGGGGACTAACTGATGAAAATCTATGATCCTAGAATCAAAGTACGCTTGATTAAAACCGTTTCAAGGTTTGCCGGGGCATACGTCGATGAAGGCAAGCAGACTTATGACGCCGCAGGAAAGACGGCCGTCTCAGCTCGTTACCGCAAGATTCCCGAGGTGATTAACCTGCACCCACTTCTTGGCGAAATGGGCGGTGTGCGTACAACAAAGAGTGTCCGGCAGCCAGCTGGCGGTTTTACGATCACGCTTGCCGACAAAATGCAGCCACTGGTCATGGATTCTGTCTATGCCATGGTTGAGCCCATGGATTTGGTGGAGATTCGTTTTTGTCACGATCCATCGGATGCTAGCTACGCCAAGCCAGGAAAAGAATTCAACCCACCGGTTGTGATGCGCGGATTTGTTACGAATGTGACTCGCGATGAGGTTATGGGCGGCGACGGCAGGCCATCGCGGCGCGTCGTTATAACAGGCCAAGACTATGGAAAGCTCTGGCAAATCTTTCAGATTTATTACCTGCAGAACTTCGCAATGGGGGAAATTTATCTGTCGGAATATAAGTTCCTTGAGAAATACGGTCGCGATGCTGGTTTTGACACAATGCAGCCCGTAGGGGATTTTCTGCCGGCGCTGATCAAGAATGTTTTGAATCCGTATCTGAAACGCCTGACTTGGGCTGATGGCGATGCCAAGCTGTACGGAATGGTTCGCTCGTTTTCTTACAAAGTGTCCGCAGAAGGGTCTATTTCCCCGTTTGTGCTGAGCAATTTCGAGAACGTCTCTTTGTACCAGATGCTGACGACGCTGACGGACGTTGGCGCATTCAACGAAATTTACACCGAGGACACCGAGGACGCCGTGAACGTTGTTCTGCGACCGGTGCCATTCAAGAGCCTGACGACTGGCAAATATATTCAGGACAAGGCGAGTGCTGAAAACGTGGTGATCAAGGATGTCGATATTCAAGCTATCAATGCAACCCGCTCTGATTCTGGGGTTGCCAATTGGTTTTGGGTTGACGTCAATCGATGGAATCTGATGAAAGACATGGACTATCGCGTCTGGGTGCAAAACCAAAACCCGGCTCTCTCAAATCGCTTCAATTACGAAAATAGCCTACTGGCAAGGTACTGTTTCCGTCAGATGCAGACGCAAATATCCATGGGCCCCCCGGGTGCCAGCAACAACTCGGATAAAGGTACGGAAAAGGCCGCCGCTTTGGGCCAATCGGCAATCTATGATCAAAAATGGCTTGATGACCGCCTAAAGGTACTGGCGGAGAGCAACAAAGACAACGTCGTTTATGAGTCCGGCGTAATGAAGTTACGCGGAAACGAAAAGATCAAGGCCGGCATGTATGTGATCGCCAAAATGGGTGCGAGCAAGGTAGCCAACCCGTTAGCGAGCGATCCGGAGTGCTATGCCGTCCAAGTTGACCACGAATTCATGCCGTTTCAAGGCTTTTACACGACGGTCATGTACGAGCGAGGAACGGGCTTTGTCACGCGCAACTCCAAAGAAGTGTCCCCATATCTAGCCGAGATAAACGCGAAGGGGGCGGCATGAGATCCGGCGCCCTAGCCAAAGTTGTTGGCATTCATTGGGAGAGTCACACGGTGGACCTGGTATTTACAAAAACAGGCCGATCGATGCGTAACGTCCGTGTCCAGTCGTCTTCCGCCTCTACTAACACCGGCCTAAACGACCTGCCAAAGCCGGATATTCCAAACGGAGACCCCTTTGTGAAGGGCGGCAACACAGGGACGCGGGACATTATCGCTACGGTCCAGTATTTTGATGATCTGCCGATCGTCACCGGGTTTTTGCATCCCGTATCATCCGAGATGATGTTCAGCGATCAGGAGCGCATGGTTTATCGGCACGCATCGGACGTGTATCACACCATAGACAAAGACGGCAATTTCGAGGTTTATCATCCGTCTGGCGCTTACGTCAGGTTTGGCGCGAGCCCATCGCATGAAGACCTGACCGGCAAGGATTTTGACAAGAAATGGAAGATCAAGCGCAATACCGGAAAAAAGATCAATATCCATATTGAGCAGGCTGGCGGGGTTGCATCAGTCAACATTGACCCCGGCGGCAATATCGACATCAATAACGCAGGCAACACGTCCGTTTCAACGGGCGGCAATCTGTCTGCAACCGTTGGCGGGACAACAACCATTGAATCATCCGGTGACATTAAGATGACTGCGCCAACCATAACCCTGAATGGTGCGGTTGTCGTTAATGGCGCGCTAACTCAGGGTAAGGGCAGCAACGGTGGCGGCTGCTCAATGCAGGGGCCATTGAACGTTGTCGGCGATGTGATAGCAGACGGTATCAGTCTGACCAAGCACGATCATGAGAAAGGCGTCGGAAAGCCAACTTAAGCTGTCGTGACTGTATTTTTGGGTCATGATTACTGCGACTCCACAAAAAGACCGGCAAATCAGTTTCGTCCTTGATGACGGGATGTCTTTGCGTACGCCGGTCCAGTTCTTCATCCGCCCGGAAGAGCTGACCCGCGTGGAGCCGTCGCGTCTCAATACCACTCAAACGCTTGGCGGCGCCTGGGTAGACAATTTTGGCCCCGGGCTATCGACCATCCAGATTTCCGGCACTACTGGTTGGCGAATGAACCCGGTTGGTGAAGACTGGGAAACGGCATTTATGCGTCTGCGTGCCGAGGTTTTTACGGAGTGGCACAAGCTGCGAAACAACAAGATCCAGATGGGCCTCAACCCGGACTCCGTAAAGCTGATTTTTGCTGACACTTTGGACAATATCGCGGCAGTCGTTGCGCCGCAGGCATTTACGCTGCGCCGCTCAAGGGCGCGGCCTTTGCTGATGCAGTACAACATCAATCTGTCTATTGTTAGCGACCGGCTGTCAGGATCATTTGAGGGCCTTATGGATGAGGTTACCGAGCTCATGACGGAGCTCGGCCTAGATAGCATGGCCAGAACCATCACCGATATTCAGAATTACGCGGTCAACGCCAATGACTGGGTTCAAAACACGATCGTTAAGCCGATTCAGAAGTTCTTGATGGTGACAACCCGCATTCTAAATTCGGTGCAAAACGCTGTGCGAACCGTTGGCTCTGTTGTCGGTAGCCTCGCAACTGCTGCGCGAAGCATTGTCCAGGCTGGCATGAACATCTTCCGGACGCTTGGAAATGTCGTTGGCTTGCCAATGCTGATCAAGGGTCAGGTTATGGGCATCGCGGCTCTGTTTGGCAACGCCTTCTGCTTGCTGAACAATTCTTTCAAAAGCGGCAGACTGATCCCAGATTTTTCCCTGGTCTATGGCGCCTCAACCTGCTCGTCAACGGTCGGCGGTAGCCCACTAAGCTCGCTGCACTACCAGAATCCATTTGGCCTTATGTCATCGACTTCTGGCTCGCCTATCAGCATCAACCAGTCTGCTTCAACATCGCTCAGCGCAGTTCTGAAGTCTGACCCCGTGCTGTCGCCAATGAACCAATCAAATCTGGCAATCCATGCCGGCAACATCGCTGACGGGACCGTTGTAGCATGAGCACCAGCATGTTCGAGCGCGAACTAACCGGTTACAGGTTTGTTGAGCTGCGCTGGCAAGAAAGTCTGCAGCAGCTGGCGGCGCGCGAAATGGGCGATGCATCCCGGTGGGTTGACATTGTCAACCTTAACGGCCTGGTTCCACCATACGTCACCGAGGAGTCCGATGTAGCTGCTGCGGGCAATATCGCACTGTATGGCTCGCTCCTGCTGGTTCCGTCCTCTGTCCCGCAAGCCAGTTCGACAACTAATCCCGATCTTATTTTTGAGGTTGACGTCCATTTGAACAACGGGCGCATCACGACGCAGAACGGTGACATATCTGTCGTCGGGGGGACGGGAAACCTGTCGCAATCCTTGCGTCACCGCGTTGTGACTGAAATGGGCGACCTGATTTACCACCAGGGCTACGGCTGCAATGTGCGCAAGGTTCTGGGCGCCGTCAATGGCAATGTCGCCAACATCATGGCCGCAAGCTACGTTAAGGACGCGGTTTCTGACGATCCGCGCGTGCGCAGCGTCACATACGCAACCGCTGAAGCGGTGGGCGACAAGATTACGGTAGACGTTGAAGTGGTGCCAATTGATAGCCGACCAATCCAGCTTGAGGTAATCGTCTAATGGCTTTTCAGATTAAGAACTTCGTTTCAATTGTCGCCGCGATGGTCAACCACATGCGGGCCACGCAGGACAAAATCACCGACTTTAACGTAGGCTCTGTGGCCAGAACCCTTGTCGAAGCACCGGCTGTTGAAATTGACGAGCTCTATCAGCAGATGTTCCACGGGCTAAAAGAAGCCATCCCGGTTGCCGTTTTTAGCTCATTTGGCTTCCCGCTGTTGGAAGCAGAGGGGGGGAGCGGTGTTGTACGGTTCTCTACCGATGTGGCTGCGACCGAACAAATCCTTGTCCCTGCTGGAACGACCGTCCGCGTTAGCGGTGGTTCATACCTTTACGCAACGCAGGTAGATGGCATCATTGCCGTTGGCAAAACCTATGTTGATGTAATGGTGTATTGCCAGTCAACAGGAGCTGCCACTAACTGCCTGTCAGGCACGATCAACGAACTGGCCAGCAACGTCAGCGGCATTGTTTCTGTTTCCAACCCGAACGACATCACCAACGGCCGCGACATCGAAACAGACGACCAGCGCAAGGTCAGGTTTCAAGGCTATATCTCAACTTTGCCGCGCGGGACGGTCGATGCCGTTGCTTATGGCGCCAAGACTGCGTACCTGAGCGATGCAAACGGTCAGATTGTCGAGCACGTCAGCGCTGCCCAGATTATTGAGCCGTTCCTTGAAGACGCAACAATTCCGGTTGGCCTACTTGAGGTCTATATCTACAACGGCGTTGGCGGAACATCCCCAGCGCTAGTCGCCAGGGCAAAACAGGTTATCGACGGCTACAGGCTGGTAGACGGCACCAAAGTTCACGGCTGGAAGGCGGGCGGGGTTGTTGTGAACGTATTCGCCGCTCAAGAGGTTTCCGTGAGCGTCACCGGCGTTCTTGAGGTTCTTGCAACCTATCAAACTGCCGACGTCATTGCCGAGGCTCGTGAAAACGTGCGCGTTTATCTACAGGAGCTTGATATTGGTCAGACGGCTGTCCGCAACGAAATCATCCGGATCATCAAAACCGTTGCAGGCGTTTATAACTTCACCATGCCATCACCCGCTGCCGACGTCGCCGTGACAAATCGGCAAAAGGTCGTTCCAGGCACCATTTCGCTGAGCTGACATGCGACTGACCCAGAAGCTACTTGGCTACATCCACCGGATCTTCTCTAAGGATCCCGACGGCTTTCTTGCGTTACGAATCCGTTACGACGGCGACATGGCGTGGGAGATTTCCGACGGGGCCCTAACTACAATTGTTAGCGGTGGGTCTGGGTCTGCGCTATCTATTAACCTTTCTGATTACACCTTGCGGACGCTGGTTGCGTTCATCAATAGCCAGCCTGGCTATAACGTACCTTTTGCGTGCTCTGATCCTGAGCTTGGCTTATCGGCCAAGGTGTTGATTGACGGCAAGAACGACCAGGGCGCCAGTAATGGCGACCACCTGAGCGGATACTCATCGCTTATCTGGTCATTTCTTGAAGCGGCGGCCGTTGAGTTGAATGTTGCAAAGCTAGCCATTATCGAGATGGTCAAGCAGATGTCGGTTACCACTGCCAGCGACGAATGGCTAGATGAGGTCGGCAGCTACTACAACGTATTTCGCCTCACCGGCGAGACAGACGGGCTGTACGGACCGCGCATCATTGCCGAGGTTTTGCGTCCGCGCGGGAACAATATCTCAATAGAGGCCGCGATTGAGTCGGCGACAAACGGTTTCAGGGCAACTGTTGATGATTCGCCGTTGACAACCATTTCGACATACTTGCGTCGCGATGGCTATATCCATTTTGACGGCCAGTACCGGCGTGGGCTCTTGGTGCGGTCTCATTACGCGCAGTTTGACGTCAATGCAAAATTTGATCTGCTCAGCGCCGAATCAATCTCAGACCTTATGATCCGCATTCGCGCGGCGGTCGAGAAATTCCGCGACGCCGGAACAAAAATGCGGCAGGTGACGCTGTCAGGGGAGTTGTCAGATACCACGCCAAAGCAGGGTGCGGATACGTTTGGTTATGCGGGAACGCTAAGCCTGTCGGCCGACCAGTATCTGCCACCGCGCAGCGTGCGTAACGGCGCTATTTTGCGCGGCAACGCGCAGCGCCTTATATACGCAGGAACCCTGCAACGTAACGGCTCTATCAATCGCATCGGTTTCAGAGTTGTCGGTACACCGCCTTATTACCAGGCGCAGCTTGACCCTGTGAACTGCGCAATGGCATTTAACTTTGCCGATCGTTCCACTGCAGAGCTTACATTCAGCGGCCTCGCTGAGCGCAAAGGGACGCTGACAAGAAATGGCGAGCGCTATCTCGGCCTTGATTCTGCCGGCATCACCGTCACACGGATTTTGAAACGTGACGGCCGGTATCAGCGCGGCGCGCCACGCGATGGCTCGCTACGCTACCAGCAATCTTCTCGCATGGTGAAGACCATTCGTTACGCCGGAACGTCGGTCTGGTCAGAGGCCCTGCGCTAGTCGTGACATTAGCCTCGTTACCAGTCGCCATGGGTAAACGAGGTCCACATGAATCTACGAGATATTGCACTGCCAGCGCGCGGGATCTTCTCGCTCGATGTCTTTCTACGCGGCGTTTTAGTTGACCGCTTCTGTGACGATAACCTGATTGTCAATCGTGGACGAACCAATGTTACTCGACTAATTGGAGGTGACGTTACCGGGCTCAGCGTCGCAAAGATCGGTTTTGGGACTAATGGCACGGCGGCAGCCCCCGGCAATACAGCGCTTACCGGCGCATTCGTTAAGAACCTCGACAGCAAGTCCTACCCGGACGACTACTCGGTTTTGTTCAATTTTTCGCTCGCGGCAAATGAAGCCAATGGTCTGCAGATTCAGGAGTTTGGGCTCCTGACTGCATCGGGTCTTTTGCACGCCAGAAAAGTTCGTGGCGGCGTCCTGGTCAAGGACTCCGACCTCTCTCTGACCGGAACCTGGCAGCTCATTTACTAAGTTACGAAAGGAAGTTTATGGCAAACGTCACCGAAACAGCCAATTGGGATAGCGGGGTATACCAATTTGAGACCACCGACCCGATTACCGGCGGCCCAGATGGTATCGACAATCTGCCCCACAAGCAGCTGGCAAACCGTACAAAATACCTGAAGCAGTTTGCGGATGAGGTTGCTGCGGCTCGCGGCACAGCTGGGTCGCTTCTCGATCGCCTCACGGCCGTTGACCAAAATATCGTCTCGCTGTCTCCGGACATGCAAAACATGGTTCACGCGGCTGTTGTCGAAGCGGTTGACCTGTCTGGTCGAGCCCATGACCAGATTAAAGCCATGCGCGTTTCGCGTATTCAGCAAGGTGAATTCACCATCACCAATCGCGGCGTGGTTGAAGGCTGCACGATTTCCAAGTCAACCAATGCAACCCGCAACTTGAATCTTGCGGCTGGCACCTGTTTTGCAAACGGCCGCGTTTATTCAGTGGCCTCCGGTAGCAATGTGGCGTCGGTACCGCAAAACACGGGGACTGGTTCGGTAACGGTATCGGCCTACCTGTTCCTGAGCAATAGCGCGTGGAGCTTGGCGACAACTGCGATTGGCGCGGCAGTTCCATCGGACGCTATTGAGATTTACCGACTGACCATTCCAGCCAACTCCACCGATGCATCTGATCCGAACTTGACAAACGTCACGCTGACCGATGTGCGCCGTGTCGAACCTGGATTCCCATTATTTGTTTCATCGCCGGCATACAAATACCAGTCAATTAACTGGTTGCCGGACACGAATTACCACTTGCGATTCGATATTGTCGCGGCGACCGGTGCGCCGTGCGATCCGGATGCGGTAGTTATCGCCAGCCGGGCGCAAAACGGGTTTGGCATCAACCTGGCTTCAGCAGCAGACAGCGTCACCGTCCGCTGGGAAGCAACCAACATGAATTTTTAAGGAGAGTTCTCATGGCACGAATCCAACTAATGGGCGGCTCTGACTCCGGCGTTGCTGACTTTTCAGTTGTCGGCGCTGTAGTCACGGTCAACGGCGTATCCATTGACTGCGCGGCTCGCGAAGCAGATGACGAGCAGCACATTGAAATCCGCCAGACCAAGGGCGGCACGATCAAAGAGGGAACGACCGGTGTCTACGTGGCCGTGATCATCGTTCCTGCCCGCCGCTACACCGAAGTACTCGTGGAAGAGGAATCGATGGGCGAAGTTCGCCAGGTCCCTAAACAGGTGCCGGTGGCGCTGGATCCCAACGCCGTCATCGTCAAGTTGTGGCCGTACGCGCCGCAGCCTGCAGTTGCAGCGGTTTAACAAGGAGAGAACTAAATGACCACTATTTTCATCAAAGACGATCTTCGCCAATCAGTTGAATCCGCAACTGGCGGCAAAGTTACGGTGCTTTACTCGGCAAGCGGCCTGCCTGGCTACTACCATGTCGTTCCGAAGTTCAACAAGCAGGACATTGATGCCGGTCTGGGTAGCGGGGTTCACCCAGCCTTTATCGTCAACGGTGTTGAAAAGTCTGAGGTCTTCATTGGCCAATTCCAGGCCAGCGTCAAAGACAACATGGCCCTGTCGCTGCCGGGTCAAATTCCGGCCGTTTACACGAACTTCGACCAGGCGCGCACCTATTGCGCAAACCTTGGCCCAGGATTCCACATGGTGACCAACGCCGAATGGGCTGCTCTTGAGCTTTGGTGCTGGAAGAACGGCTACCAACCGCGCGGCAATTCGTACTGGGGGCAGTCAAGCGATGCAACCTACGAAACCGGCCGTCGTGGCGACAAAGGGACTCCGGGGACAGCTACTGGTGACGGCAAGACCTTGACCGGCTCTGGTCCGGTTAGCTGGCGCCACAACAACGACGTTTCTGGCATTGCCGACCTGAATGGCAACGTCTGGGAATGGGTTGGCGGTATGCGTCTGAACGCCGGTGAAATTCAGATCATCCAGGACAACAATGCTGCCGATAACACAAAGGACCAGTCGTCTGGCTCGGCCTTGTGGAAGGCTATCAGCGGTGCTGACGGCACGCTGGTTGCGCCTGGCGACGCCAACTCCATCAAGTACGGTGTATCCGGAACGACAAACTACACCCTGGTTCGCGCATCCGGCGCTTCGTTTGAAGGTATGACCAATCCGGGCGGCACTCCGGTTGGGGCTTCCGCGCTTCAGCTGGCCAAGACTCTAGGTCTTTACCCGGTGGCTGCAACTGGCCTTGGCGGTGACGGCTTCTGGGTTGATGTGACCGGCGAACGGCTCCCGCTCCGGGGTGGCGATTGGGCCAACGCGGCGTTGTATGGGGTGTTTGCCCTGAACTTGTCCAGCGCCCGTTCCATCTCCGGCATCTACGTCGGGTTTCGCCCGGCTTTTGTCGCCTGAGTCCTGGTTCGTGTGTTCTGCACTGACGGGCGATAGCCCGTCAGTTTTTCATTAACTTGAATCGGTTGGAATGACCTCTGTAACCCATAACGATTTGCTCATGCGCCAGAAGTGCGAGGCGATGATTGAGTATGCGCATATAGCAATGCGTAACTTTCCGAAGGTCGAAAGGCATGTGACGCATCAGGACATCCGTGTCTGCTTATGGCAGATATTGCGCCTAGTCATATTGCTGCATAAGAAATACTACAAGAAGAACACGCTTCAGGATCTTGATGTCGAGATCGATATTCTTCGTAGTCGTATTCGCCTCGCAATGAAATGGGGCTATCTCGATTTTAAGAAGTACGAGCATTGGGCAAAACTCAATGACGAAATCGGACGAATGGTTGGCGGCTGGATCAAGAAGATGGAAGAACGCGAGCTAGAGCATCGAGCGGCCGAATCCAGAAAGCAGCAAGCAGTACAGGGTTGAACGTTACAACGGCTCCCGATCCGGGGTGGCAATTGGAACAACGCGGCGATGAATGGGGTGTTTGCCCTGAACTTGAACAACGCCCGTTCCAACTCCAACAACAACATCGGGTTTCGCCCGGCTCTTGGGGAAAGTCAGAAGTGTGTGGGCCCACGGACCCCGCATCAGTACACCCCTCAAAAGGACGCTCATTCCTCGGTTGATTTGACCGGAACATTTAACAGGCGGCGCGGGGCAAGTAGCTTGTCGAAAGCTTGGTGCCGCCGCCCTTCGGGGTTTTATGGCAAAGACATACAAAAACCTGTTTGAACAGATATACGACTTTGACAACCTGTACGAAGCCTATAAGAAGGCGCGCAAAGGGAAGCGAAGTCGGCCAGAAGTCCAGAGATTTGAGCGCGATCTCGAAGGAAACCTTATCCAGATTCAGAACGAACTGATCTGGGGAACCTACCAGACGGGCCAGTACCGCAACTTCAAGGTCTACGAACCGAAAGAGCGGCTTGTATCGGCACTCCCGTTCAAGGACCGCGTGGTTCAACACGCCCTGGTGGCCATTATTGAACCGATTTGGGAAGAGCGGTTTATTGATGATTCATACGCTTGCCGCCCAGGCAGAGGGACTCACCACGGCGCGGACAAGGCAGAACACTTCTTGCGAGTGGTTAAGCGAAACCACGGCAATGTCTGTGTGCTCAAAGCCGATATTGCCAAATACTTTTACAGCATCGACCACGCCATCCTTAAAATGCTCGTCCGTAAGCGGATCGCGTGCAAAAGAACGCTTGATCTGTTCGATTCGATCATTGATTCAACCATGCGCATCGGCACCGGGGCGCCGGTGGGCCTGCCCATCGGAAACCTGACGAGCCAGCTGTGCGCCAACATCTACCTGCACGAGCTCGACGAGTTTGTGAAGTACCAGCTACGCGAGCGTTACTATGTCCGTTATATGGATGACTTTGTGATCATTCACCACGACAAAGCGCATCTGCACAGGACGCGCGAGATTATTGAGGACTTTCTCTGGGTCAGCTTGAGGCTCAAGACAAACTCCAAAACGCAGGTCTTTCCAATCGCGCAGATCAGGGGAAGGCCGCTTGATTTTCTTGGATACAGAATATGGCCTACGCATCGAAAGCTACGCAAGAGCTCAATCCGTAGAATCACGCGAACCTTGAAGAGGCTACGTGCCTGGTACGCGAAGGGCTCTGTTGACTTGGAGAAAGTTTCGCAATCGGTGGTGTCATGGCTTGGCCATGCTAGCCATGCGCAAAGCGCTGGATTGCGGAAAAAGATTTTGGGGGATTTTGTGTTTCGCCGTGGGCCAAATTATGTGCCGCTGCCAATGGACGAACGTTAGACTCGCGACCATTTTGAATGGGCGCGACGTGGCAGAATGATCATGCCACTTTGAAAATAAAAGCCAGCCCTTGTAGGGCTGGCCAGATGCATCAAGCCGGGCGCGGATATTAGGCTGCCAACTTCCCAATAAGCGTTGCCGGAGACGACATTGCCGCCATAATGTCCCACGGCTTTCCATCCAGATAGGCTTTAGCGCTCTTCCAGAGAAGAGCGTAAGAACCGTCTTTAGAAACGTCGCCATAGAAAACATCAATGTCCGGCTGGCGCATGATGCCATGCAGCGTCAAGAAATCACCAACGGCAAGCTTACCGAGCGTCATATAGCACCGCCTTTCCGTTAGCCGTGCCCGGCAGAATTATTATGCGTAAGTTTGTTTTCATGTTGCATCTCCTAATTTCCCGTGCTGCCAAACCCATTGGCGCCACGGGTTGTCTGATCCGAAAACTCATGCGCGACAACAAAGGTTGGCCGAATAATCGGCACAAACATCAGCTGGGCTATCCGATCGCCTGGTTTGATAAATACCGGGCTTGACGACATTCGAGACGAAAGCTTGTCAACGTAACCGCTTGTTGGCCTTGCCCAGGCGCAGACGATGATTTCACCCTGGTAGTCCTGGTCAATCAATCCGCTCGTATTAGCCAGCACAAGCCCTTCCTTTGACCCTCTACCGGATCTTGGCAGAATGACTGCTGCGAATGGGTTGGTGCCGTTCCATTCCTGTTCAACGGCCATGTTGAGCATGATTCCTGTCGGGATAAACGCTTGCTCACCCGTGAGAATTGTCATCGGGGCGTCGATGTTGGCTTTCAGGTCGAAAGCTGCGGCCATTTTGCTGCCGTATATATCGCCCCCGGTATACATCAATTCTGCATTTTTGTTTGTGTACTTGATTTCTACGATCATGATATTGCTCTAAGTTGAAGGTTCTGAATGTAATTCGCTTGTCAGCAAACACGGAGAGCTGATCCGTGAGCCGGGTCTAAAACGGGATGTCATCATCCAAATTGGCTACACTGGTTGCTGGTGCGCGCCGGTGCTTCTGCTCTTCTGCCGGCGCAAACGGGTCGCCTTCATACTGCTGCTGCCCTTGCTTTTCACCGCCGCCTTCTTTGCGGCCAAGCATCTTCATTTCGGTGGCCTCAATTTCGGTCGTGTAACGGTCCTGACCGTCCTTGTCCTGCCACTTACGCGTCTTGATCCGGCCCTCAATATAGACCTGCGACCCTTTCTTGAGGTATTCGCCGGCAACCTCTGCTAGGCGGCGATAAAACACCACGCGATGCCATTCCGTTGATTCACGCTGCTCGCCGCTGGCCTTGTCACGCCACGTATCGGTGGTCGCTAGACGGATATTGCAAACTGCATCACCGGACGTCATAAATCTTGTTTCCGGATCGGCTCCTAGGTTCCCTATCAGGATTGCTTTGTTCAAACTAGCCATTTATGTCACAACTCCAGTCCAGAAAATTAAATTAGTAGCCGCCATGATGCTGTCACGCTCGGCTTAGGTCTCGATGTTTGGATTGCCGCCGAGAATTTCAGTCAAAGCGGCCGCTGTTTTCCAGATGGCAGAAGCCATCAGAATGATTTCAGCATCATTTCGCTCATCTTCCAGCATGTCGCCTTGTTCTTCGTTGGCTTCGCGTATGCCAACAAATCGAATGCGCTTGATAGCCGTGCTGCTATGCAGCGTGAATGACATTTGATCGTCGTGCGTCAACGCTAGCTCTTTACACAGGCTCTGTCCGGCAAGCTTTTGAATTGTCTCGTTATGGAGATTTTTTCCGGCTATGCGCACTTTGCCGCCTTTAGCATCCTCGAACACAGCGCAGTCATCGATTGAAAACTCATCTGGGGCTTCGCCTGATTGCGCCCAAATCGTCATGTAATACTCCGGAGACTGACTTACCGCCCACTTTTTCAGCTGCAGAGGCTCGCCAATCTGTTTTGCTACGCCGCTGATTAGCGCAGCCGTTAGATAGTCCGCCCTGGCAAAAGTCGGTGCATCAACGATAAGAATGCGGTTTTCCAGATCAATCATCGCCTGTGTTACGCGCGTCTGGACAAATGCCTTTTTGATCATCTCAAGAGTAACCGCCTCTTTGATTTCAGCACGGCGCCCACGGTTAACAGAGTCCATGCCTTCGTTTTCCATGATTTCACGGATCTGTCTGTTGACCTCAGCGCTGATCACAGAGCTTGGCAGCAGCTTCTCGTCATGGCGCAAACGGAAGTGGATGATGTTTCCAGTTGATCTGGCAACTGGCTCGCCGACCTCCTTCAGAAAACCGTATGATGACCAGCTTTGCGGCTGACACTCGGTAAACAGTTTTGCCTCAAGCGCCTCAAATACCTGCTCCTTTGTGACGTCTCTGGCGAACGAATACAGAACTGCGTTTTTGCAGAAAGTTATCTTGCTCATTTGTGTCCCTTTAGTGGTTAGTGAAGTTGGTGACCGGTGCTGATCCCCGGTTTTAGGGTGCGCGGGATTTTTCATAGCAGCGGACTGCTTTCGCTTCCGCCTAGTTCCAGTCACCGCAGGTTCATTGACAACGCGCCGCTCGTTAGCCCGAGCATTCACCAACAAGAAAAAGAGCGGATCACGTAGCTCGCGTACCGGTTGCATTGCACCCGTGGTGGCGATCTGTCGGATGACCTTTTCCACGCTACGTTACAGTTTTTCAGTGCCGCGCTCTTTCTTGTTGGCCCCGGCAAGCCGGGACCGTCGTACTCGCTGCGTCTGTGTGGCCTCCACCGGGAACCCCCCAACGGCACAGCATCCGCTTTCCTTGCGCCTTACGGGCGCCAATCGATCGCCAGGCATCAGTCAGACATCGATTCTGGCAATTAGATCCCCGATAGCGTTGTTTTGTCGTGTTACTCGCTCCCACATACCGTCAATACGATTAGCGATTTGGCTTCTTTCTTCGCCGTCAACGCTCGGGATGGCTATTCCTTGACCTGCCGGTTCTATCTTTGGCGGCGTTAATAACGGGCCAAGTTTTTCTGTTAGTAGACCTATCAAGGTATTTGTTTCTTCAATCCGCGCTTCGAGAGCGTCAATTTCCCGTGGTATAAAACCACAGGGGGCGCTTGGTTCGGCAATTCTTGTCATTTGCTTTTCCTTAATTGTTTCGTTGGTGGGTATTTGATTAAAAGTTGGCCTGGCACTCATTAGG